TATTTTTTGATTTTTTGTGTACCCGTGGTCGTTTCTTAGGCTTTGGTCTTTCAACATACGCCTTAAACTTTTTAGCCATTATGGTTTAGTTGGCCACGTAGCGTTTTCACATTTTTCTACAGTATCTTTACCTGCAGGAAAATCTCTTAGTTCCTGTCTGTATGTCTTCATGTCGTCTGACATAGTAACATCAGATAAAGCATAGTAATCAGTCTCAGCAAGAAGTCTATTTCTTTTTTCTCTAAGGTCAGCTAAAGCTCTAGCAGGGGCTGCATCTGCCCATGCTTGTTCTTCAGCATCTCTAGCTGCTTCTTCTTCAGCTGTAAACTGTACTTTGTTACCGTTTATATTATGATATCTTGGCATTGTGTTTTTCTCCTTAATTAATTCCGTATAGGCAAATATCTCCAGCGTCTATGTTGCCTGTGCTCATTTTAAATTGTACTGCATCTATTGCCGAAGTTGTATTAAAATAACCAGCACCTACACTTCTTATAGAAGCATCTGGACTAGCATTTCTCATAGTGCTAGAATCAGAAATAAAATGTTTTACAAATGTTGTGGATGATGGATTAAATAAATGTAATGTTCCACAACAACCATTATCCGAATCACTACTATTTGTGTATGCTAAAGTAGCATCTGATGTAGATTGAGCTAAATCATAACTTGCTGAATAGCCAAATAATGCTTCAGCAGCATCTTCAATATGATATGCTCTAAAATGTGTAGTCGTTGCTGTAACACCATAAGAACTTCCCGTATTTGTAGAAGTTTGAAAAACAAAAGAAGCGTCAGAAGCTGGATGCATATTATTAAAAGTAAATATATATTCTTTATAGGTATTATCCAAAACAACTGAACTTGCACCATTAACAAAACTCAAAGTAGCAGATGAACTAGCAGTCAATTTTTTAATAAACACCATATTACCAGTATTCAAAGACCCAAAGGCTGATACCGATCTAACTGCTCTATCATTAAGTGTAACTATGCTCATTATGAATCCTTTAGTCCGTATAGTTTTATAGTACCAGCGTCTATGTTACCACTATAAAATTTAAATTGCATAGCATCTATTGCAGATGTTGTATTAAAATATCCTGCTAAAAAAATATCATTAGCATCATCCGAATCATTAGTTGCACTTCCCCTTGCAATAAAATGTTTTACAAAAGTAGTAGAACTAGGGTTAAATAAATACATTTCTCCTGAACAAGGCTCATCATTAGCATTCCCTGAAAACATAAATGATTGAAAACTTGTAGATTGAGCTAAATCTTTCCCTGTGCTGTAGGCAAGAGATGTTGTACCATCGTCTTCAGTATGTTTTGCTTGAAACCAAGTTGATGTTATATTTACACCATAAGAACTTCCTGTGTCTGTACTCCCTTGAAACATTATAGCTTGTCCATCTGTAGCTGGATGTATATTAATAAGTTTAAACATATAAATAGGATAAGTAGAATCTAACACTACATCACTGCTACCATCTACAAAAGATAATGTAGCACTCGAACTAGCAGTTAAAGTTTTAATATGTGTTAACGCTTTAGCTGCCCCAGGTATAGCTGAGATATTTCTAATGCTTCTATTGTTATAAGTTACGATTGACATTACGAGACTCCATATAATTTAAATGTTCCAGAATCTATATTACCACTGTGAAATTTAAATGAAACTTCATCAATTGCAGATGTAGTATTTACATATCCAGCTACAAACACATCAGCAGCTATATTTGCACCATGTGCTTCAGCAGTTCTAGCTATAAAATGTTTTACAAAAGTTGTAGAGCTTGGGTCAAATAAATGCAAAGTTCCAGACACATGTTGATCATTGTCTCCCCCAGCTTGACCTAACCTCATATAGCCTGTTCCTTGTGCTATGTCATCACCAGTTACATAGTCTAAAGATGCAGCACCATCATCTTCTTGATGATATGCCCTAAATATTGTAGTAGTTAATGTTTCGTTAAAACCACTACCACCAGATGCATTAAATTGAACTCCTAAGTTAGCTCCATCGGTAGCAGGGTGAATGTTTATAAATTTTATAATATATTCTTTATAAGTAGAATCTATATTACTGGTTATATCAACAGTTGCAGAACTAGATGCTGTAGTTGTAGATAATAATATTAAGCTACTACCAGAGACCCCTGAAGGGAGACTGGTAATGGATGCCATGGATCTGTCATTGCATACATTGATTGACATGTTATGCTCCGAACAGTGCTGTTATCTCGTCATCTGTTAATGCTTGCCCAGCTTTTAATTTAGCTTTACCTGATGTTTTTGCATTTGCTTTAGCTGTATCAGCATCTTTTAATTCTTGCATCTTTGCATTCACATCAGCTTCACTTGGCATGGTTGCACCATCTTTAATAATTTTGATGTTGGCATAAGTCATTCTTTGATCGTCAGGAATTTTATTTCCGTTATCATCGTGAGTTTTCCAACCATACCAATTACTGCCATTAAAAGTATGCAATGCGTCTTGAAAATAATCTCTATCCATTAAGTATCTCCTAGTCGAATGAATACGACATTTGTTTCGTTTTTATTTGTGCTTCCTGAAACTGTAGAACTCCTGTTTCCCCCACCAAAAAATTCTATTTTATCTGTTGATGTATTTTGACAATCAAAAAGACATTGAGCATGAATTGCAATTCTCTCTTGATCTTGATAATGCGCTCTGTTATCGGTTAAATGTGTTTTAGTTCCAGAGCCATTATTGTGTACTATGACTGCTCTGCCATAGTCATTATTATCAGCTCCGTAATATTGTATATCAAAACTAATAAAATAAATCCCCGTGCTAGGAAAAGTAAAAAGGCCAGATGATTGAGACATGGCTGTTCCTATAAAACCTTGACCAGTTGTATCAACTCTTTCCCAGTTACTATCTAAGTCTGTTTCTGAGCTATCTATTGTGTAGTTTGCACTCAATCTCCAGTTATCTGCAACTTCAATACCACCACCTTTTATAAGTGAGTAATCAATTCTTTTTAATGTACCAGCATCTGATATTAAAAATTCATCTGTATCTGCTGGAGCTGTAGCAAGTTCTGTTTGCCCAGAAATAACATTATCATTAAGATGTTCGCTTTCAACTGCATCATCTGCAATCTTAGCTTCTGTTATTGCATCTGCTTGTATACTTGCGGTTTTTACAGTATCGTCAGATGGCTGGCCGATGTCGAGCACGTTACCTAATAAAGTAACGAAGTCGATTACATCACCTGTCGCCAGATTCGAGGCAAAGGTTATTGTACTACCTGAGATTGTAAAGGATGATCCTGGTTTTTGTAGGATACCATTTAAACTGACCAGCATATGATTAGCTGATTCTGGGGCGACATTTACGCCTCCTACTTGTAAAGTATAGGCTGCCTGTCCGTTTACGACTGATATCGCATCACAGACCTGAAAGTTTCCTACTGTTGGTTGTTTTCCTATATAGGGCATATATTCTCCTTAATTAATTCCGTATAATGTTATTGTTCCTGCATCTATAGTTCCACTACTGGGTGCAAACTGGACAGCATCAATAGCTGAAGTTGTGTTACAATATCCAGCAACAAAGTCAAAAAAATTATATGGATGATATGTGGTGCTACTTGTTTGTGCTGTAAAATGTTTTACAAAAGTTGTGCTTGCTGGGTTGAAAAGATGCATAAAACCTGACAGGGCATCATCATCAGTATTTTGCATATTTTTTGTAAGTCTTTGTCCTGATGTTGATTGTGCTAAATCTCCACCTGACTGATATGATAGACTAGCTGTACCATCACTTTCATGGTGTAATGCTCTAAATAATGTAGTTGTTTTTGTAACATTATAGTTTGAACCACTGTCAGAAGAAAAATTAACTTGAATATTAACATTACTATCTGAAATATGAAGACTTTTAAAAATAAAAAAATATTCTTTATAAGTAGAATCTAAAACAACAGAACTTGACCCATCAACAAAACTTAAATTACTACTAGAACTAGCAGTAAGTTTTTTAATAAAAGTCATAGAGCCACCACCAATTGTAGCCTCTAGTGCATCAGCATCAGAATCAAAACTAATTGCTTTATTAGCTGCAGGGGTTAGATTAAGACTATTATATTTTAATTTATTAAGAGCCATTAACTATCCTTAATTCCGTATAATTTAAATGTACCAGCATCTATGTTTCCTGATGCCATAGAAAATTGTACACCGTCTATTGCTGTTGTAGTATTACAATAACCAGCACCAAATGGAGTTTGGGCATAAGGTGGACTACCATCTTCCATTCCAGATCCTCTAAACATAAAATGTTTTACAAATGTAGTAGAAGAGGGATTAAACAAAAATAATTCTGCAGAAAAAGAACTATCATTATCGGTGTTCATATCAAACATTATTGTTTGACCACCTGTTCCTTGTGCAATATCATAACTAGGTTGATATCCAAGTGATGATGGGTCTCCATCTTCTTGATGATAAACAGATACTAAAGTAGTAGTTTTAGTTGCATCGTAAGAACTACCACCATCTCTGAAATTTACTAGTACCCTAGCAGCTGCTGAAGGGTGTACATTTATTATCTTAAATAAATAAACAGGATAAGTACTATCTAATACAACATCACTAGTTCCATGCACAAAATTAATTGTACTACTAGAACTAGCAGTCAAAGTTTTAATAAGCACCATGCTGCCAGCATTAATAGTTGTAAATCCATTGGCATTTGCATTAAATCCTAGGGCTTTACTGGCTGCAGTCGTTACATCAAAACTATTAAAATTAAATTTTGTAAGGGCCACTATAATACTCCATATAATTTAAATGTTCCAGCATCTATGTTTCCGCTAGAAAATTTAAATTGAATAGCATCTATGGCTGATGTTGTGTTAAAATATCCAGCATAATGTTCAGCTTGAGAAAAAGCACTATTTTGAGCTACTTGCATTATACCTAAATAATGTTTAACAAAAGTAGTGCTAGATGGATTAAACAAATGTAAATAACCAGAACCGCAACTATCATTATCATTATCAAAAGCTATTCCAAGTTTTTTGTAGCCAGTATCTTGTGCATGATCATGTGTGCTTGAATATGATACTGCTGCAGTACTATCAGCTTCATCATGATAAGATTGGAATAAAGTTGTAGTAGCTGTAACATTATAGTTTGAACCACTATCCGTACTAGCATTAAATGTAAAATTTGCACCATCAGTTGCTGGGTGACAGTTTATAAAATGGACTTGATACTCTTTATAAGTAGAATCTATACCACTAGTAAAATCTATAGTTGAACTACTGCTTGCTGTTACCGTAGATATCAACACCAAACTCCCACCAACATCCCCTGTCTCTAATCCATTATTACTAGAATTAAATTTAAGAGCCTTGCTTGCTGAAGGCGTTACGTTTAAACTGTTGAAGTTGACCTTAGAGAGTGCCATGGGTTAACTCTTTGGGTTATCATCTTTAATTTTTTTAATACGAGCTTTCCATGCATCTATGTCTTTATAGATCTCATCTAACTGATCTCCTATGTCTCCATAGGCAGCTTTTCTTGTAGCCCTGACTGCATTATTAGATTCTTCAGTATTACCTGCAGTTTCATACTCTGCTATTTTAGAGTCATCAGGTTTAGTAAAACTATAAGTCCAAGTTTTAATATAATCTCCTGACCCATCATTTTGTAGGGATACTTTATCATCATCCCATGTATCAGAATTATCTTCTATATAAAGTTTTGTTTTTGTAAAAAGTGATGCCATAATTTATCCTATGTTATTAATTTAAATGCTTGAAATAAACATTGATTATCACCACTATTAAGGTTTATACTTGATCCTGAGTTTTGCTTAGTATAGACTTCTAGATAATCGTCTGCATCTAAATCAAATATTCCATTTACTTCAGTCATTTTGTCTCTACCTGTGCTACCAACAGTTCTAGTTCTATGACTTATTGAACCAGTACCGCTTCCATTTTTATATATGTAAACATCTTGATATTTATCATCTGCATTAGCATCTGCATAACTTAGTTTTGCTGTAACATGATATTTTCCAGCAACAGCGGGGGTAAATCTATAATTTGTGCTAGGATCATATGTTCCATCTGTGTCAAAAGTTTCAGAATTAAATTGTACTTTTGTTGCTGAAGAATCTGAAATACTTTGATTACTGCTCATAGTAGCTTGAAAGGCTGGAGTATTTTTACCACCTACCAAAGATACATCTATTCTTTTAATAGTTCCTGCATCAGATATCAATAATTCATCAGTTGAAGCAGGAGCATCTGTTAAAGCATCTTTACCAGATATTAAATCATTACTAACCATAGCAGCTGTAATACTATTAGTTGCAGGTGTTACAGTCTGTAATGCTCTACCTAAAAATACGCAATACATTGTATCTGTCGATGCCGTGGCCGCAGATAGTGTTAAAGCTGTCCCCGAAGCAGTATATGCTTTACCAGATCCAGGTTGCTGTCTTACGTTATTTACAAATAAAGCTATTTCATTTTCATTAGCTACAGCATGATCTAGAGTATAGGAGGTAGTAGCACTCGTAGAAAATTCCTGAGTAGCAAATGAAGTAAATGATTCTGCTGGATTTGGTCCAATATA